GGGATGAAGGAGTTTCACCTAACGACTTCTCCCATAACTCCTCTGTCTTATATAACTCCAGAAATGATGAATAGAATGTGGGCTGGTAGCAATACAGGCAGACCACAAGCATTCACTTTATTTTCTGATGCTGGCACAAGAAAGATTAGGGTAGGCCCATCTCCAGATTCAGCCTATACAACTTCCATGCTTTACTTAAAGAAGATAGACAATCTATCTGTTACCAATACCACTGAAGTAATGTTGACAGAGAATCCAGATATCTATCTTTATGGGGCGTTATTAGAGGCGGAACCATTCCTTATGAATGATGCTAGGGTTCAGCTATGGGCTGGTATGTTACAACAGGTCGCAAAAGACCTACAAGATAGAGACATCTTTGACCGTCACTCAGGTTCTGCGTTGAGGGTTATGAACACAACAGGATATCCATAATGGCATTAGACTCAGCGAATTATATTGACGAACTATCTATAACTGATCCTACAGCTAGTGATTTAGTATCTCAGGGCGATGACCAGATAAGAACCGTCAAAAGGGCTGTAAAGCAATCCTTCCCATCTGTTGACATAGCGGTAAACGCTATACATACAGCAGCTACTGCCCCAGCGGTTTCTCTTGCTGAGGGTCTAGTCTGGATAGATACTTCTGGTGGTGCTGGTAACCATGTAGCTAAGATATACGATGGGTCTTCATTTATTGTTTTACCATTTAGTGTAGAGACTGCTCAAACTGTAGACATTAATGGCGGGACTATTGATGGAACAGTTATTGGTGGAGCAACCCCTGCTGCTATCTCTGGAACTACATTAGATGGAAGCACAAGTCTTGTTTTAGCGACTGGTGCTACAGTAACAGGCATAGACAATGGGGATGTAGGCACTGGTAGCGCTACTCTCCTGTCAACTCAAGGAGCGGTAAAAACATATGTTGACGCACAAGTTACGGCGCAAGATTTGGATATCACTACTGACAGTGGCACTATTGATATTGATCTCGATTCTGATACTCTCACAGTGGCTGGGGGATCGGGCCTTGATACTGCGGCGACAAGCACTACGGTTACGGTCAATGTTACGGATGGAGGGGTAACCAATGCCAAGTTAGCTGATATGGCGGCTAACACAGTTAAGGTAAGAAACGCCAACTCCTCTGGTGTACCCTCTGATGTCGCGTTAGCTACCACTGAAATACTGATTGGTGATGGAACAGGATTCACCACTGCGGCCTTGTCTGGTGATGCCACCATGACGAATGCTGGTGCGGTTACTGTTACAGGAATACAGGGCGAGTCTGTAAGTGCCACATCAGCGGCAAATGACCAATACCTAAAATACTCTAGCGCATCTAGCGAATGGCAGAAGGTTACTATAATTGGTGATGACAAGCTAACGACTAAGGGTGATTTGCTTGTCTATAATACAGTTGACTCTGAGACAAGACTCCCGATTGGAACAAATGATTATGTCTTAGCCGCTGACTCATCTGCAACAAACGGATTGGATTGGCAACAGCTAGCAACGGCTGGTATCGCTGATAACGCCGTTACATTAGGAAAGCTAGAAGATGGCACTCAAGGAGATATCCTCTACTACGCTGCATCAGGCGCACCCGCAAGGCTAGGATTCGGCACCTCTGGATACGTCTTAAAGACTCAGGGAACTGGCGCTAACCCAGCTTGGGCTGCTGATACTGACACAACTTATACTGCTGGTGACGGGCTTGATCTTACAGGAACCGCATTCAGCACTGATCTTAAATCTACTGGTGGTCTGGCAATAGACACTACTGAACTAACTATCGACTTTACCTCTGATAACGCATGGACAGGCTCACAGAGAGCTACGACAGTTACAGACAATGATGGTTCATACGATATGAATGGTGGGCAGAACTTTGTCACCACCCCCGCAGCGGCTGTAACCATTACCTTTACTAATATAGCTAATGGGCAGAGCGGATTCGTAAAACTAATAAACTCAGGCGGTGAAACTATATCTCTCCATGCTAACTCCAAAGGCGATGCAAACCTTGCAACTACAGTCACAACAGCAGGAACTTACTTGCTGAGTTATTTCAGCGATGGTACTGATGTATGGCTGACTAACTCTGCGATATATGCCTAATGGCTATTTTCCCCGGTTCAGCTATTCCGAGTGCAGCGGAAGACTATACGATTGATAACTCGTTGCGGTTTGAGGATAGTGATAATGCTTATTTAGCTAGAACACCTAGTAGCGGAGGAAATCTTAGAACCTGGACTTGGAGTGGCTGGGTAAAGAGAGGGAACATAACTGCATGGCACGTTCCTTTTAGTGCTGGCAGGAGTTCCCCAGAAGATAGAACTGAAATCAGTTTTGAGAGTGCTGACAATATACGCATCTTCCAGAAGGATAGTGGTTCCACTGCTATGTCATTGGTTACTACCCAAGTATTTCGTGATCCTTCTGCTTGGTATCATATCGTTCTTGCTATGGATACTACTCAAGCTGTCGATACAAATCGGGTAAAGTTGTATGTGAATGGCTCTCAGGTAACTTCCTTTAGCACTACTACTTATCCAACACAAAATCTAGATACTTGGGTAAATAGCACTGCTGTTCCAACTACTATTGGAACAGACTCTCGATTATACAGTGCTGATTTTGATGGTTACCTTGCAGAAGTTTACCTCATAGATGGAACTCAGTATGCAGCCTCAGACTTTGGCGAACTATCCTCAACCACAAACCAGTGGAAACCTAAAGACGCATCTGGTCTAACCTTTGGAACCAATGGGTTCTACCAGAAATATAACTCTACTGAGTTGGCTACTAGTTTTACGGATAGTAGTGATCCAACCACTTGGACAGCACCAGCAGGGATAACTTCCGTTGATTACCTAGTTGTAGGTGGAGGCGGTGGCGGGGGTTCAAGTATTCCCGGTGCTACGGCAAGTGGCTATAATGCTGGTGGTGGCGGTGGAGCGGGTGGTATGTTGACGGGAACATTAACCGTAGTTCCCGGCACAGCTTATACAATAACTGTTGGGGATGGTGGTACTGCTGGTAGTGCTAGTAGTGGTGGCGATGCTGGCGATTCTGTGTTTGCTTCTATCACCGCTACGGGTGGTGGCGGTGGTGGCAGAGGTGGCTCTGCTGGTCGAGCCGGAGGTTCTAGTGGTGGCTCTGGCTCTAATGCGGGGGCAGCTGCTAGTGGGACATCTGGACAAGGGAATACTGGTGGTACTGCGAATGCTTGGGGAGGTGGTGGAGGTGGTGGTGCTTCCGCTAACGGAACAAATGGTGACACAGGCACTTATTCTTATGGTGGTCCCGGTGGCGCAGGTACGGCATCATCTATAACAGGATCATCTGTTACTTACTCAGGAGGAGGTGGCGGTGGCTCGACTGCTGGCGACAATAACGCTTCTGGTGGTGCGGGTGGTGGTGGTACTGGTGGTAGTTATAATCATATAGATGCAACCGCTGGGGCAGCCAACACAGGCGGAGGGGGTGGTGGTGCAGGTGGCGTTGATGCTTCTACTGCTCTTAATGGAGCAGCTGGTGGTTCTGGAATAGTAGTACTCGATGATGGCACAACAGTAACCTCGTTCACATCCAGTCGTTCTGCTCACACCATAACAGCCAACGGTGATGTAACCAATACAAGAGCAGTAAGAAAGATTGGTGACAGTTCTATTAAGTTTGATGGTACTGAGGATTTTCTTAGATCAGTTGATTCGGCTGACTGGGATTTCATTAGTAGTGGTACTACTGATTATACGGCAGAATTTTGGATACAACTTTCTGACCACACTGGTTATAACGAACTAATTTCACAAGGCTCTCTTCCTGCTACAGCTAACCCAGATGAAAACTTATGGACACTTACACATAGCGATGGGACTGGTTTAGCTTTTAAGGCGTTTGAAAGTAATATCGGAATTATTGCAACCGCTGCTAGTGGGGAAATAACTGATAGCAACTGGCATCATATTGCAGTAGTAAGGGAAACCAACGATTACACTGTATATCTGGATGGCACTGGTGGCACTACACTCACAGACTCTAGTACAACTACATTTGATGGGCCACTTCAAATCAATGGTAGGGCGCAAACTGACGGCACATCTGCCTATGAGTTTAATGGTTATCTTGACGAAATTCGCATATCTAATAGTGCAAGATATACGGGAAACTTTACCCCATCAACCACAGCCTTCACCGCAGACGTAAACACACTACTCCTGATCCACTCTAATTGGACAGGTGGTCTTGGCGCAGACTCAAGCGGAAACTACAACAACTTCACCCCAACCAATCTGGTAGCAACAGACCAGATGATTGATACGCCGACTAATAACTTCTGTACGATGAATCCTGTATATATCGACAGGGAAGAAAACCGAAATATTACATTTTCCGAAGGGAACTTAAAATGGTCATCTGGTGGTGACTCTTATGGTATAGGAACGATAGGTGTGTCTACTGGTAAGTGGTATTGGGAGTTTTATATCAATACTATATCATTGGATAATAACTATTTTGGTGCAATACGTGCTGGCGAAGTAGCGCAGAACCCAAGCTTTTACTATACAACAAGCACAAACTCAGTTAGGTCAACTGGACAAACAGATCAAACAGGTGTTACGGGTGCGTCTAATGGAGACATTGTTGGCGTTGCTTTGAATCTGGATGCAAGTCCACAGACAGGAGCAATCTACTTAAACAATGTCCAGTTAGGTAGTTCTATGGACTTGACTAGCGGTACAACTTGGACGCCATGGTTGGGGAATGCTAATCCAAGTACAACGAAAACCCACACACTAAACTGTGGTCAGGACAGTTCATTCGCTGGATCGGTAACAGCACAAGGCAATCAGGACGGGAACGAGGTAGGAGATTTCTATTACGCCCCACCCTCTACATACCTTGCTCTATGCACATCAAATCTTCCAGACCCAGAGATTGCGTTGCCGGGTGATAATTTTAATACAATACTCTACGATGATGGTACTGGCGCTAAAACAGGTGTAGGATTTCAACCTGATCTTACATGGGTAAAGTCCAGAGGCAGCTCTTACGATCATAAGCTGACGGATTCTGTTCGTGGTGTGACGAAGGCATTTGTGTCAAATGATAACACCGCCGAAACCACAGACTCTACCGGATTAACTGCATTTGGCACAGATGGGTTTACTGTTGGTGCAGATGCGGATTACAGCGATACAACTGGCACGGGAATGGTTGCATGGAGCTGGAAAGGTGGTGGTGCAGCAGTATCTAATGGGGATGGCGATATAACCAGTTCAGTTAGTGCAAATACTACAGCCGGGTTTTCTATCGTTTCCTATACTGGTGACGGTGCTAACACATCTAGTGTTGGACATGGTCTTGCAACAACACCGGGAATGATATTTCTGAAAGCATTAACTGGAACCAATAACTGGATTGTATGGCATAAAGATTTAACCGCAACAACAGCTTATTCATTGTATTTAAACACTGATGGGGCTGAAACTAATAATGTTTCTTACTGGTACGATGCTGCACCTAATGCAACGACCTTCCATCCGGGTGATGGTGGGGCTAGTAATGGCAGTGGTACTGCCTATATAGCTTATTGTTTTGAAAGTATCGAAGGATACTCAAAGCTAGGTAGTTACGATGGGAATGGTAATGCAGATGGTCCATTTATTTATACTGGATTCAGACCGTCTTACATAATGATTCGCGTTGCTCCATCATGGGCTGGTGGACACTGGCATCTGTTTGATACTAAGAGATATACCTATAACGAAACCACTAATACCACGACTACAGGACTAACCGCAGATAATGCTACTAATGATGGTGGTGGGGGTGGGGAGGGTGCTGGCCCGATAGATATTCTCTCTAATGGGTTTAAGATTAGAAACAATAACGGAAATGATAATGCTAATGGGGATAATATTTTGTACATGGCATTCGCAGAATCACCATTTAAAACATCAAACGCGAGGTAAATTATGTGGTACTCAGAAATATACGGTGTGATAAAAACACCCAGAGAAATAACCCATAACGGTGTAAGACACCCTCGCCAGATATTTCGTAAATGGAGTAAGGCAGAGTTAGCTGAGTTAGGGATTACCCCTGCGCGAGTAGATACTCCAGATCAACGCTACCATAACACTGGTGCGGAGACACTTACTCTAGTAGATGGTGAGACAGTAATAAGCTACGCCACTACAGATAGGGATGTGGACCAGCTAAAGACCAGCATGAAAGAGAAGGTAAAGAGCATTGCATCGTCTAGCCTAGCTAAATCAGATTGGATGCAGCATAGAGAAGCTGAAGGTGGCACATCAATGTCAGCAGATTGGAAGACCTATCGTGCAGATGTAAGGGCTATGTCTAACACCAAAGAAACTGAGGTAGACGCATTGGCAGATTTAGATGCTATAAAGCTATATGAGTCTACACCGGGAACACCAAATGAAGATGGCGGAGTACCGCATATAAATAATGTAACTGGTGGCTGGCCCAATGATCCTGATTTCGTAGCAGAGTAATGGCTCTAATCCCCATAGAGAATGTAGGTGAAGTAGGAATAGTCAAGGATATAAATCCTTGGCAACTACCGCCTAATGTCTGGTCTGATGGGAATAATGTAAGGGCAGAACATGGTGCTATAGTAAAGTCTCCGGGGTACGCTGAAGTTATGGCAACCTGTCCCGTTACGCCCTATCATATTATTCAACTTAAATATGGTACTGAGGCGTATTGGGTAATAGCTAGTCTTACATCTATACGGGTATATAAAACTAGTAATGAGACTTGGTATGATATAACTCGCGGATCAGGGGCTTACAATGCTACTGCTGACGAGGGGTGGACATCCACTGTAATAGGTGGTGTTCTTGTGATGGCGAATGGATTTGACCAGCCCCAGTTTTGGGCATTAACTTCTGGCGTCCCATCTACATCCACCACTATGG